ATGGGGTATGGTTATTCATTGGTATATTCGTTTGACGAATTCCAAAAAACAATAGAAGATTACATTGGTAACACTTGAAGCCATAGCGAAAAGACACACCGAATGGTTAAAGATTGCCAATTACCTTGGGGCAACACCTGACCAAGCGGATGACATGGTACAATCAATGTACTTAAAACTGGCAGAAATACAATTGGCGGAAGGAGATTTTACACGACTGACAAACCACCACGGAACAATCAATACCATCTATCTTTTCAAAATGCTTCACAATGCGTTTATGGACATCAAAAGAGCCGAAAAGCATACAATACCACACCAAGACCATTTTGTTCCCGTAGAAAGCCCCGAAATGGCTGAAATGGCACATTCTGACTTGATGGGTGAGGTGAAGAATGCAATTGATGAACTCCGTGACTATGACCAAATGTTATTGGAACTCCATTTTGTGTATGGTCATAGCATGAGGGAGATAGAAAAACGCACGGGGATTCCAACACATTCGGTGTTTAACTCCATCAAGAACGCCAAACAATTTATCAAACAAAGGACACAAAACAAATACAAGATATATGCAGAAGAAAAAAGACACACGGAAACAGTTTACCGAATCACGACCATCCATCGGACTGGGGGATACGATTCAGAAGGTAACGAAAGCCACGGGGATTGAATTTTTGACCAAGTTCGTAGCGGGTGAAGATTGCGGATGCGATGCCCGTAAAGACAAATTGAACAAGATATTTCCAAACCGCAAACCATTGTGCATGACCGAAGGCGAATACGATTGGTGGACACACTTCAAATCCATTAACTCTACAACATTAAGCCCAACGGAAGCAACCAAGATTGCGGAAATGTGGTCAAGGATATTCCAAAGCAAAAGAATTTACAAGCCGTGTACTTGCAACCCAAAGGCATGGCAAACCATGATTAACGAGTTGACACAAGTGTATGAAACTTATCAAGTGCAAGAATGAATGTGATGTTTGTGACCACTACAAGGTTTCAACACAAGAAAAAATTAACCCCACTGGACCACACATTGAATCCAATTTAATTTACATTTGTGATAAGTGCAAAGTTAGGTTTGCGGATCGTACTCGATGGGCTGAATGGTTAACGGCAATAAAGAAATTAGATGAAGCCATATCAAAAGAATTATCTTGAACACTTTGGTTATGATAAATGTGATACAATTTATTGCGAAGTGTGTTCAGCGGTTGCCCAGGACCTACATCACATCAAAGCCCGTGGAATGGGCGGTTCTAAACTGCGTGACAATGTGGAAAATATCATGGCACTTTGCCGAAGGTGTCACGAATTTTACGGCGATAAGAAACAACACATGGATTTTTTAATCATCACACACCAAATAAAAATGCACAAATGATTGAAGCGTACAATATAAACGACATATACCTAAACGATACAAATCCAAGGGTAATCAAAAACCAAAAGTTTGAACAATTGGTTAAGTCAATCCGTGAATTCCCCGACATGACCATGGTGCGCCCATTGATTATTAACCAAGACAACATGATTTTGGGTGGTAATATGCGATACATGGCAATGAAAGAGCTGGGATTTACCACAGTACCATGCCAAAAGGTAGATTGGGGTGAAGAACGCCAAAGAGAATTCCTCATTAAAGACAACTTAAACTTTGGAGAATGGAATTGGGATGACCTTGCCAACGATTTCAACGCTGAGGATTTGGAAGATTGGGGATTGGATTTCCCAAAAGTAATTGATGAAGTGGAAGATGAACCAACCATTACCACCGAAAAAATCACTTTGGAATACACCACCGAAGAATACGACAAAGTAAAACAAGCCCTTAAAAAAATAGCATCAACACCTGAACAAGCCGTTTGGAAATTATTAGAATTATGAAAGCATGGAGGTCAGTAAACCGCACAATCCCCATTGACAACGAATGGGTATTAATAGACACAAGCCAAGTGGCTTACATCATGGATGGACAATGGTATTTGGCACATGATGATTCACCAATACCAACACCATATATGTGGATGCCCATTCCCCTTTTACCAAATGATTGATTATGACACCTATTGACAAAGCAAAAGAACTGGTTGACAAGTTTACCGTGGTTGGATTACAACAAAGAAATGAAGGAGTTCAATGCGCGGAAATTGCGGTTGATGAGATTATTTCCGTAATCAATCCTGAAACGAATTTCAAAACTTGGTTATTTTGGAAACAAGTAAAAAAAGAAATTGAATTGATTTGAAAAAGATTTGAATTATGCCAAACCCTGAAAACATAATACCACCAAAGCCAGGTGAGGTTAGAAACCCCAACGGCAAACCCAAAGGAACAAAGAACCGAAGCACCATCGCACGGAAGTGGTTGGAGGTAATGCAAGATGCAAAGAACCCCATCACTGGTGAATTGGAAAAACTATCCCAAGAAGATTTGATAACCCTTGCAATGATACACAAGGCAAGGAAAGGTGATGTAGGTGCGTACAAACAATTAATGGATAGTGGCTTTGGAATGCCCACCCAACAAATTGATGTTACCACCGAGAAACCAATCTTCAATGGTATTGACTTGGATGTGAAATAATGCTTCAACAAACCACTGCACAAAAAAAGATAGCCACCTTGCGTAAGCGGGTGAGAATTGTGCGTGGTGGAACATCCAGCTCCAAAACATTCAGTATTATTCCCATGCTTATCACATACGCGGTGCAAAACCCAAAGTGTGAAATTAGCGTGGTATCGGAAACCATCCCACATTTGCGAAGGGGCGCAATCCGTGACTTTCTAAAAATCATGGACATGGTTGGAATGTACGATGTAAACAAGTGGAACAAATCTTCACTTACTTACACATTCTCAAACGAATCATACATTGAATTCTTTTCTGCGGATCAACCGCAAAAGTTGAGAGGTGCAAGGCGTGATGTTCTATTTGTAAACGAGTGCAACAACATAGATTGGGAATCATACTACCAACTTGCCATTCGTACCCGTAAATTCATTTATTTGGATTACAACCCCGTTGCTGAATTTTGGGTGGATAGCGAATTGGTTAATGACGCTGATGCGGAAATGATTGTTCTTACCTACAAAGACAATGAAGCGTTGGACAAATCCATTGTAGCGGAAATTGAAAAGGCACGGGATAGGGCTGAAACATCAAACTATTGGGCAAACTGGTGGAAAGTATATGGACTTGGTGAGATAGGAAACCTTCAAGGGGTTATCTTTTCCAACTGGCAAACCATCGACAAGATTCCCGATGATGCAAGGTTACTTGGTTGTGGTGTCGATTTTGGTTATACAAACGATCCTACGGCAATTGTAGCCGTATATGAATACAATGGTCAACGCATCATTGATGAAGTCGCATATCGCACGGGGATGCTTAATTCGGACATTGCAAAGGCATTGCCAACCCATGTGCCAGTGTATGCAGATAGTGCAGAACCAAAATCAATTGATGAAATACGCAGATACGGAATAAGAATCAAGGGCGTAACCAAGGGAAAGGATTCAATTAACTACGGAATCCAAATCATGCAATCACAATCGTACTTGGTTACATCCACATCAACCAACCTGATTAAAGAATTACGCAATTATTGTTGGGATACCGATGCCCAAGGGCGTACAATGAACACACCGATTGGCACCGACCACGGAATTGATGCGTTTAGATACCATGAAATGATGGCTTTGGGTATCAAGTCAAATTACGGAGTTTACGATATAAGATAAATTTTGTTTATTTCGTGTGGATTTGTATATTTGCAAAGACAAATAACACATGAAAGTATTAATAGCGTGTGAATATAGCGGTGCAGTCCGTGATGAATTCATAAAACTTGGGCATGATGCCATGAGTTGTGATTTGCTTCCAACTGATGTGCCTGGACCACATTACGAAGGCGATGTGTTTGACATCATTAACGATGGTTGGGATATGATGATTGCATTCCCACCATGCACACATTTGGCATTGAGTGGTTCACAGTGGTTCAAAGAAAAGATTGCAGACGGAAGGCAACAAGAAGCATTGCAATTTGTACGGGATTTGATGAACGCACCCATTGAAAAGATTGCCATTGAAAACCCAATTGGCATTATCAGTACACAAATACGCAAATACGACCAAATTATTCAGCCATATTACTTTGGTGATCCGTTTCAAAAGTCAACTTGTTTGTGGTTAAAAAACTTGCAACCCTTGGTGGCTACCAATATAGTGGAAAAAGGAGAGTTCAAAGAGTTTATCAATGCCAAAGGACAAAAGAAAAAACAACCTATGTGGTATTATGAAGCCCTAAAAAGTAAAAGTGAAAGATGGAAAATAAGAAGTCAAACATTCCCTGGCATTGCAAAGGCAATGGCTCAACAATGGAGTGGACCACAATTAATTCAAGGTAAATTATTATGAAAATATGGACTGAATCCGAAATGGATGAACTACGGGCATTGTTTCCAAACACGCCCAACAAAGAACTTGCGACCAAATTCAACTGCACACTTTATGTTATTAGAAACATAGCGTGTAAGAACGGATGGAAGAAAAGCGAAGCGTACATGGAAGATTACTTGAAGAACAAAGCCCATCAGCATTTGCCAAAATACAAGAAAGGTCAAACGAGTTGGTGCAAAGGAACTAAGGGAGTAATGACCAATGGCGTTGAAACAAGATTTAAGAAAGGACAAATCCCACACAACATTAAACCAATAGGGCATTTAAGCACTTGTAAGGGCTATATAACGATTAAAACGGAAGAAGGGTACAAGAAGTTACACCGCGTAATTTGGGAACAACACAACGGAAAAATCCCACCATTGAAATTGGTGATATT